GGCTGGGTCATTTGTACCCATCCCTGCCTCGGTTGGAGCTTTTGGTTCAGGGAGCATCTTCGTGTCCTGCTCTAGTGAGCAGTGGTTTTCCGGAGCTTTCCGGTACCACATACCCATTGGAGTTACGACAGCGGAGAAATTGCAGAGGCATTACGCCTATGCACAGAAGTTGTTCGGGATTAATCCTAGTCCCGAGAACATCTGGAATCTTGCTCCCTGGTCATGGTCCGCCGACTGGTTCTCCAATACCGGAGATGTTTTACATAACATCTCCGCATTGGGCCACGACGGATTGGTGATGGAGTACGGGTACATGATGTCCCGTACACTTCGCCGCGAAGTGGCTTCGGCCACCTGGTACGGGGGAACTAGCTTCGAAACTAGTTCTTCCCGGGACCAGACAGATGAATATCTGCTTCGTCGCGATTCCACACCATATGGCTTTGGCACCGATCTGAACAACCTTACGGCTGCTCAGACATCTGTCCTAGTAGCTTTGGGATTATCCCGAAGCTAGACTAGGGCGCAACCGACTATGTAAAGTACATAGCCGGCCACCTCCATGCGCTATCATTCCAGATAGTGTATGAACCTGAAAGGACAGTGCCTCATGGCATTTTCTGATCCGCAGAGCGTGACCGTTAACGCGGTGGCTCAGTCGATGCCCCGGACTTCGTCTGGGACAGACCGTGGTGCCTTTAAGAAGGACGACGGTACGTATGTCCTTAGTGTTTCCCATAACTATGGGAACAAGGACACACGTCGACTGATTCGTCTGGACAACTTCAAAGTTGCTCCAGACCCGCTTTTCCCAGCCCAGAACACCCCGTACCAGGCAGCAGTTCACCTGGTTGTTACGGAGCCCCCCGTTGGTTATACCAACGCGGAGCTGAAGCTGATCGTCGATGGGTTTCTTGCCTATCTGACGGCCAGTTCCGGTGCTATGATCACCAAGCTTCTTGGTGGTGAGAGCTAGGAAAGGTCGGCCCCTTTACGGGGTCCCCAACTACGAGCCTCCTGACGGAGGCACGCAGCCGCTAGAGAATTGAACACCCTCTAGTGGGCGGGGAGGAAAATGCGTGAGGCTATGGATTCGATTACCCCCATTAGGAGGGTCGATGAAAAGCCTTACGCTGTTCTGGAAGGAGCTAGCCAATGAATTGGCTGGCTGGTGTAGCACTAGCACCGCTCTCGACTATAATAAGCTCGAGAGTCGGGTCGAACACGAGGGAATGGAGTTCTTAACCATTACCCTTCCTACCTTCGCAAAAGGACTCGAGAGAGCCCTGGAGCGAGGTAAGATGGTTCCACAGGACACTCCAGGCTTTGCCTGGAGGTCTGGTCTCCCCTTGTTTCTAAGGGGTTTCCTGGAACGCGTGTTTGACCCCGGTTCTGGTCGGTTGTTGGATGAACCATGCATAGATTCCATCTTTGCAATACGCCAACTTTCAATGGTGTTTGCAAAGATCCTCGTTCCGTGCAGCGATGCACGTCGCGAGGAGGCTATGCGGAAGTTCATCCAATGTGAATTGGAAGTCCGTAGCGCTGACAAGAATATGTCTGAGGAAGACGTGAGTGCCTTCCGAAGACTGTCAACGCTCGTATTCGGACAGTGCCTTTCGGATGTAGATAAGATTATCTACGATCGAGAGGTTAACCTTGTCGACGAAGACCACTGGGTTTTCGCTGGCAAGGTACTTCCGAAACACGGTCCGGGGTCCACTGCTGAGCGGCTTCTTGGTAACAGGAAGTTCGAACAGCGAGAGTGGACCGACCGGTTGGAGAGCGTATTCCCATTTTCGGAATACGCTATACCTAACTGGAGGTACATGTACCTTCAGGACCGTGTGGACTTCCGTGAACCCGGTAGAGAACGACCTGTAAGGGTTGTTCCCGTACCTAAAACGCTGAAAACGCCGAGGATCATCGCTATCGAGCC